TGCGTTGATTTACTTTAGCCTTTGTGACCTCTTCTTTAACAGCTAGACGCTGTATATCATCAAAGTCAACATTGTTTTTAGCGCCTTTATAGCGCTCTGCTTTGATTGCATTATATGCACCAGGATTATCCTGGTATAATATATTTTCGTAATATGTAGGCGGCTTCATTTGCCGATTCCGAATTACAACGAAATCGTCTGGGTATATTTCATCTTTATATTTTTCGTAAAAATCACGACCGATGCCCGGTCTTCTACTCATCGTGCAATACTCGGGCTGGCGACCTTGATAATGGTCAGCAGCCGGTATGCCTGTAACCTTCTTTAATACATAGCGTGCGACATAGGCGGCCGTCTCGAAGTTTGCCTCACCAATAAGACAATGACCTTTATGTTGCCACGCTTTATCTAAAGTTTCTGAAGAATATAATTTATTTTTTCCGTTATTTTTGAAGTGCTTTTTATCTTCGAAGTCAAAACCGAATAAAATTGCGTGGTGGTGTGGTCTGCTTAATTGGTCGCCGTATTCTCCACAATGAAAATACCTTATTTTTGCTCCTGTGTTTTTACGAAGCCTCTTCATAAATTTCTGAAAATCTTCTTTTTGTAATGATCCTCCCGGATCAAGATTTTCGTCATCAAAGGTAAGTGTAATAAATGAGTTATGTTCGTGTTGCTTCATCTCATGAACACATCGAACGGCCCATTGCCGACTCTTCTCAAGACGACATCCGATACATTGACCGCATGGGACTGTAACTTCAAGGTCTGAAAAACCCTGAGCAGGGTTAAATGTAACCGCCCATTTGCCGTTTTCCTTTCCTCTTTTGCTACGCCATCCCTTTAATGGGCTGTAGCATGGCATATTTTATAGCCGTGTGCCTCCACGCATCACAGTTGAAAATAAATTCATCCTGTTAGTCTTAGATGCTGTTCGTGTGAATAGTTTCTGGCTAGCGCCCTTTGTCATTGATTTTCTATACATATTATCTCATGCGCATATATGCGCCCATTTGTGACTGTCTACGACCTCGATTGTCCTGTTGTTCTCGAGTGCCTTTAGTGACTTGTTTCTCTTTAACTTGTTTAATTTCTTTAACATCCTGCTTAACAGCTTCTGGAATTGCCTCTTCAACCTTTTTAACAAGGTCTTTAGCAGCTGCAACTGCACGCCCGGTGGTAGCTGCTACTGTTGATTCTCCAAAAACTTTCCTATTTGCTAAACTTTCAATTTTGAGAGGATCTTTAAGAATTGAATCATTTATTGCTTTTTCTAACCTGTAATTGTTTTTAGCAGCTTGAGTTTCTACTCCTGTCTTCGCAGAGTTAACTTTTGTATTAACTGTCTGCGCTTGAATATTTTTGGCAGTATTTGCTGCTGAATAAGCGTCTGTTAATTCTGGATTAGCCATTGCACCGGTTGGCGTTGAAGCTCCTCCAAGCTTCGAAACCAACATAGGATTTAGACCAGCTGCCTGCATATCCTGCATAGCACGCTGATATGATGTATTAGACATTTGCTCCTGAAATGCCATTTGTTTATCTGCAGAACGCTGCTTCAATAAGTTTGAAGCTGTATCTGTAATAAGGCTACTACCTATTGCTTTGGCTGTAGAACTACCACCCATCCAACCGCCAATTGCTTTAGCTATCCCAGTCAATGAAGCTAGAAAGCAATTAATATGACCTACCCTCAGCATATACTGAAAGTAGGCATTAACTGGGTTAAAAACCCATCTATAAAACTTAAACATTAGAAGTGATCGATTAATCCGGGAACGCTATATGTCGGCATTGCTCGAGCTGTCTTACATTGGATATAGGTATCCAGAATAAAATGTGGCTCTGTTGGAATTGCAATAACCCGATCAATCGGTGGCTGATCCTCGATAAACTCAGAATTTAATACTGGTTTGTTACCGAAATCTTGAGATAAGTGCCATATGTCGAGACTGCCTGTAGCGTCCGAACGCATTTTACCTGTGATCTTGCTTGGGTAGTATCGATATTCACCCCAGCGCTCTTGATAACCGAAGACCTCATCGTCTTCTGATGTTCCTTGTGCATAAATTTCTTTATTTAGCACTTCTTGCTCACCCAAATGAGCAAGTGTAGGCCAATAATAATCATACTTTGTGCGTCGACTAAACATACGATTGACGCCTTGTTGGTAAGTAAGATCAGCACGAGCTGATACTAGACCAATAATAATGCCGTGTTCTGTAAACGACTTAGTAAAGCCGTCGTTACCTTGTGTAACAGTACCAAAACCTGCTAGTTGTCCTTGTACGCTTGTAATACCAGTATCTTGCAAACCACCTGTGTTTGCTACTGGTGTAATTTGTACTCGGGCTGTTGATCCACCCAAGAACTCTGGGCGTTGCAGCCGAGCGTCTGGAGATGTAACATTAAAATGAGACCTTACAATCTCAGTATAACGCGTACCACCGCGTGCATCCTTTTCCGCTAACCGCTGTAGTTGAAATGCTTGACGCAATGAATTAATGCTAGCAGCTGTTGCATCTGATAAATCTACCTCAAGTCCATCATGATAAGAGGTAAGTAGATTATTCGAAAGTTGTGTCACATTAAGACCAACTGTTGCTTGCTTTGTAATAGCTCCTACATCTCCTTGATCATTTTTCAGACGCAGATACCCGGTATCTACTACTGGAGCCGATTCACCTAATGGTAGCTCTACACCCGGCCCCTTCTGGGGCCAGGGCAATGCTGATGTAAAATAATCATGTCGCTTACCGCGACGGAGAAGACTATATGTACCATCGCTCAAATTATCTGGGCCATCACCCTTTGGTACATCTACGCTATCCTGTAGGTTTTGATCTCTAAACCACTCGTTCCAAATAAGATTATATGCCCGGTGCCATAATGCGTTTACGCTAAGACCTGTAGCTTGAGCTGCGATTGGCAGTCCAAAATAGTCTTCAAGACCACCTTCTGCAAAACCTGTTGCAGCATCGTCCACGAGCTGCGGTACAATATAATCTGTTGTGTCATCTGGGTTTTCTTGTTCGCCCATAAACTTTTGGAAATTATTCCAAACAAGACGATTAGGGACGAAGAAATAGTGCGTATCCAGATACATATTGTCCATGACTGGTGTAAGTGGAGTTGCTAGCCGTCCAAAAAGGTTAGCATTAACATTAAATGTATCACCCGGTAGAACCTCATCGATGTAGAATGGTATAAGCTTACCTGCATCGAATGTAGTTTTGTGTGTGTGTGTGCGATTGAATGTAGAGCGTGGTGTATCAACCTTTGGAACTTGGCTGAAGGTATGAGTCATTACTGATGGCATAGTGTGTATTCCTTAGTGTGTATTTTTGCTTAGAAGTTGGATCTATATGTCTTAAGGCCAGACGGGCCTTTCCGTTTTCCCTACGGGAAAAGGTGTCAGTGGGGACAGTTACAACAAGAAGCGAACTGTCCCCACACCCCCTTAACCCTCGCTATTATCGCTAGAATTTGTCTCGGGTTGGGTTTCCTCTGGAGTTGATTCTTCAATCAATCCATCTTCGATCGCCTCAGCTTTATTTGCTGGGTCGTCGAGATAGTCTAGGAGCTCGGCTACATTGTTGCCGAACTTTTCACGAATTTCCGAAGGAAGTTTAAGGAAATTCTCTTGCGCCTGGACGATTGCGTTTTGCGCCTCGTCATAGCTTTTAACCTCGCTGAAATCGCCAAACATTGGCTTTCGTTGGCCTTGTGGAAGAACACCGGCCCGAACAGCTCGTTTTACAATATTGTTGATATTCGCTTCATCAGCGAATTCTGATTTTGTTCGAGTAGGTTGTTCGAACTTTTTCTCGACTTTAAGTGATTCAAAGATCGTTGAGATGTGCTGTGGCTCATTATTGCCTATATTCATTACTCTTTCTCCGTTTCGTTAATTTCCTGCTTAACAGTAGCGTCTGTAAGGAATTCTGGGTCTCTCGGTTTAAGCTCAGCGGATTCGTCATTAAATGACGCGACTTTAAATAAGCTAAAATCCTCTGGATATGCGTTAATTGTGGGATTTGGGTCAGCAGCTGCTTGAAGGAATGATCGCGTTGCGATCGCATCGTTTGCTGCAAAAAACGGAGCCCCGTAGGTTCCCGCTTTTGCGTCTTTGACAGTATAGGCATATAATAGCATATTATTTAGGTTGTTTGATTTAATAGCATTATTAATTCTGGTGTGAGGGTTACTCCAGATAATGCTAAGAAAGTGAGTATGAGTGTTTTAGGCTTAATTTTGCCGAATAATTTACAGATTAATTTCATTTTTCTAATATTCGATTGCGTTGATTTACTTTAGCCTTTGTGACCTCTTCTTTAACAGCTAGACGCTGTATATCATCAAAGTCAACATTGTTTTTAGCGCCTTTATAGCGCTCTGCTTTGATTGCATTATATGCACCAGGATTATCCTGGTATAATA